TTCCCAGTCAATGGTAATTTCTGTGCCGATTTCTTTGGCCATAACAGCTTCGTATTCGTCACTGCCAAATTTACCTTCCCAACTAGCCGCAAACGATTTGCCCTTAGCCATAGCATCTTCAATACCTGCTTTGGTTGAAGTTTGTCTCAGCTGACCTACGATAGTTTCTGGACCCATGTTTAACGCACGAATCGCTGACGGATACAGTGAGTTAATATCTAGTGAGCCAACCCAATCTTGAATGCCTTCTTTAGGATATGCTACATAAGCACCTGCCGCTTGGTTGTCAGCATTTTCATCCATCTTAGGACGATTAGGAACTTGAAATCCTCTACGATGACATTCATTAATAATAGCCTGTTCGGTAACAGCCACAGCACCCATAGTAGTCTGTAACAACACAGTACAGTCGTGGGCTAGTTTATTTGCTAGATCTAGGAATTTAAGTTTTTGATCTAGTTTGTTGAGCAGGGCACAGTCTTGTCTATTATATTCAACGAATTTACGGAAGTCATTGTTGTATAATTGATCAAGTGTACCTTCATATACAGTCTTAGATTCACCAACTTCCATCTCACCGATAGCATCTAGTCGATAAGTGTGGCGTTCTTCATAGGTATATTTTCTATAAAGTTCGAGACTATCTAAGTGTACACGACCAACTAGATCATAAGTTGTAGCAGTCTTACCGAACTTTTCGTATTCACGCTTTTTAGGATATTGATCCCATAGGCACAGCCTGCGTGTGTCGTCTTTGCTAAGGACTTTAGTGATTCGATTAACAGTATACGGCATATCAAAGCCTTCACTGTTCCAACCGCTCAGGATGTCAGCATCTTGAATTAGATTCAAAAATGTGTCTAGCATCTCTGCTTCATTGTCAAAGATGTGTGTATTAGGAAAATCTTTAACTAATTCTTCAGCTTCCTTGACTGTCATGCCCTTGGGCGGAATAGCAAGACATACAAGTGTGTCTAACCACTGTAAGTGGACAGCGATCGCAGTGATTGGCATGAATGCATCGTCTGGTGAAGCATAGCCTCGCTCAGGATCAAAGTCCACCTCAATATCCCAAAAAGCTACATTGAGCTTTGGAGCATCTTGATTAAGATAGTTTTCACTAAGGCAAACAAATATTGGATTGATGTCTGCTTCGTATAATTTTTTGTTTGAGTTAATAGCCATTTCCTTGCGGAAATCTTTGCTATTCTTACAGACTACTCTTGTAAGTGGATCACCATAAATGCTGGTGTACTTACCTCGAGGATCTGGATAGTAGAATGTGTAGCGCACTGGAAAGTCTTTGAAGACTCGTTTCCCTTCTGCGTTACGTTCAACTACTTTGATGATATCAGCATCACGCTGAAAAAAAGCGTCTACGTACAAATTTTATCTCCCTTGCAGTTTTTGGCCTGCAAATACCTAACGATCCATTTATGGCTGGATTAACCTTAACTATATGTATTATATATCAATCTACCCAAGGCTATTACATCAATAGTGACTAGTAGTAAGTAGTTTGCTACCATGCCTGTACTTTTCCTTGTCCATGCCGCCCAGGCAAAGATAGCACATTGAGTAATGAATAATGGATATAGAATTAAAAATGGAGGATTAGGTAATGTAATACCCATCCATACCGCACACATGATGCTCATAAACCATGCGGTAATTTCGAGGAAGAATCTTAAAGGCCATTCCTTAAAATCTTCTCTCGCCCAATTATAAATTCCTATTATAGTATTACTAATTTGATCCATTAATCGCCTTCGGGTAACCTCTTAGTGACGCCCAAGATCATTTCAATCTCATCCCATTCTTCTTCATGAGATTTCCAATTATCCTTGTGTGCGATCTTAATTGCTTTATTAATAATTGAAGGTTTAACATCTAGTTCTTCTGCTACAGCCTTAACTGTTTCTTTTAAGCCTTCTTGTAGATCTTCAATTTCTCGAAGTACTGTTGAGCCTTCATTGATCAATCTTTCTAGTTTTGCCTTTTCTTCAGCACCATACATTCTAGCCATGTTATCTCCTTAATAAGAACTATTATATTTTACTTAGTGATTAAAGTCAATAGCCAAAAGATTTGACTTTTGGTTAATTTAGCCATATAATTAAAACATGAAAAAATTACTTGTTACCCTTTTAATTTCATACAGTTCTGCATCTTACTCGTTTAACGACGATGCCTATAAGAACTTTGATACATCAAAAAACACAGTAGAATCTATGACTGTGATTTGGAAAGCAGTGGACGATGTCCAAACTGTCTGCGAAGCAGAAAGTAGAAAAAGAGGAAGTAGAGGTTTTGGTTATGCGGTCAATGCTTGCTCATTTTGGGAAGGCAATGTCTGCACCGTTGTAACCAAACGACAAGTAAATATGCATACTCTGGGACACGAAGTTAGACATTGTTTCCAAGGTAACTGGCATTAAAAAAACCACCCTAGGGTGGTTTTTCTTTACATATCTCTTCTATCTGCGTTTGTAGCGCCTTGTTGTACTGGCGCCGTTGATGCAGTAGATTTAGATTTCCAATCGCTCCTAGACTGCTGTGCTTTCTGTTGAGATTGAATTAATGCTTGACTTGCGGCCGCATAATCTGGATCTCCAGGATTTACAGTTTTTCCGTTATACTGGATTGGCCCTTCCGGTTTACCCATTTTCAATGTACCAGATACTTGAGTGCTGGAAGTTGTCTTAGTTCCTGCTGGTGCGCTCTGAGCTGGTTGTGCGGCTTGACCTGCTGGTTGAGCGGTTTGACCTGCTGGTTGAGCGGCAGGTGCTTTTGCTGTTTGAGTACCTTGAAACTCGTCATCTGCTCCTGTAAATCCACTAGACGATCTCGCCCTAGTAGCGTTCCACTGAAGCTTATCATCTGGCGTTGCAGTAACTTGCCAGCTACCAGTAGCAGGTTGTCCACGACCCCCGCCTGTTGTTTTCCACTCGTAACGTGTACCGCCTACCCAATAAGGCTTTTTCTTGTCAGCAGTTGCTGGAATTGCATCTGGACCTTTTGCACCAGCGGCTGGCTGTGCGGCTTGACCAGCTGCCGGTTGCTTATCTAAAGCCGCGCTAGTTTGTGGTCCGATGATTCCGTCGACTGCTAGTCCGTTGTCTTTTTGGAACTTTTGAATAGCGGCCTTAGTTTCAGGACCCATTTTACCATCGGCTGTGACACCTAATTTTGTTTGATATGCTTTTAGCTTTTCGGGATCCATTGCAGGAGTTCCTGCTTTAGCTGGTTGTGCAGCCTGGCCGCCACTGGCTACTTTTTGATGTTGTAACAATAGCGCATCAACTTCAGGAGAACGACCCATGTGTGGTTCTAGTTCTTTTGCTAGAGCATCTAATTCTTTTTGTTCTTCGGGGGTTAGTGCTTCGGAAATAATCTGACGAGATTCAATTTCTCGAATTTTGTTTAATGATTCTAAAATAATATCTTTCATGATTTTTCCTTATTTTCTAGCTTGCGGATTTATTGGAGCACCAGTAACTGTAGTGTTTGCATTAGGAGTTATGCCTGTACCGCCTCCCATTCCAGGAGCTGCCGGTTTAGTAGGGGGTGTAACACCTTTACCACCAGCTGCCGGTTGTGCGGCCTGTCCTCCGCTAGCTTTAGCTAGTAATGCTTTAAATCTTGCTACCTTAGCTGGATCAATAGTTCCTTGATCTGCTGGTGTTGCTGGCTGTGCGGCTTGTCCTTTTTCTGGAGCATCCATACCTGCTGTCTGTGCGGCAAGTTGACGATCTTGTTCGCTACCACCTTGGACACCTGCTACACCCGATTGTGGCTCATCCATGCCCATAGTCTGCTTTGCTAACATTTGACCTTGCTGACTATCTGGATTTACACGTTGATCAGTTGCTTGTGGGGTAGCTGGCTGTGCGGCTTGACCGCTAGCTGGTTTAGCAGTAGTTGGATCAGAATATACTTGATCATCACCTTTTTGCATTCCTAGAGCGCCTTTGATAGCGTTCATGTTACCTTGGCCAATATTCATTTGTTTGGCAATAGCTTGATCTTCGGGATCTTTAAAATATGTTAATGGAGGCTTAGGACCGGGCATTCTTGCAATAATGTAAGGGTCTTGGCGATTAGCACCACCTAACCATTTTTCTTGTTCTGGACTAAACTTAAAATCATCTGCTTCTGTAACTTCGTCGTTACTGTAACCAAATTCTTTTAATAAAGCCTGTGCAATAGCACTACTAAATGTTTCTTCAACTGAGGTAACTTTTTTTGTTTCTGTTGAAACAGTTTCGTTGATCATCTCAGTTTGCTCTTGTACTGATTCAGTTAGAACTTGTTTTTTATCTAGTGTTTCTAACTTTTGCATTAATGATTTTAAGTCCATGTTTTTCTTCCCCGAAATTCGTGCTCACTTTCGAAGTCTACGGTAGCGAATCGTTTTCTTCGCGCCAGCAGCCGGCGCACACTTTCGGTAACTTAATACCGGTCCTAAGGTGTGTCCTTGTCAGCATCTGGTGCTGGTAATAATTCTTGATCGCCGACTATAGCATCATAGTGATCCATAGTTAATACATCGTTCTCTTTACTCAATTCAATTAATTTTTGTGCAACATCATGGAGAGCCATATCGTCCTGAGCATCTTCTTTAGCATATTCCATTACTCTTAATAATAAAGGAACATCTAACTTTACTGTATCAATAGCATCAGCTTCGTTAATACTTTCGTTAGTTTCTCCGTTGGCTTCTTTCCATTGGATAGCCGCATCTAATTCCTCTGGACTTAATCTAGGAGCGAATCCTTTGTAAGTTCCAGCTTGTAATTGTTTAAGCACACTATATTTTAAATTGCTACCTCTAGGACCGGCAGCAGGTGCAGGTGCTGGTTGTGCTGGTGCTTGTGGCTCAATTGGTTTACCGGTTAATCTATTAATACCTGGAGGTGTTTCTTGTCCGGGTACTACACGTTCAATAACACGTTCTGCTAATTTTTTAGCACGAACGGATTTTTGATCATTAAATCGTTGCTCAGCTTCTGCTAGTTCTTGTTCAATAGCTTTGAAATATTTGCCAACCATGCTGGGTTTAGCATCTTTAGCAACATTCAATACAGGAGGTGTAATTGTTTTTTCTTGCTGAAAATGTTGTACAGCCATTGATTCTGCGGCAGTTAAACGATTAAGAGGGCCCGTGCCCTCTACAATCTGCATGAATTTTTTCATGTCATTAGAGCCTTCGGGCGTCTTAGATGAAGACGCACCATCAAAAGCCTGTAGAATTTTTTTCATGTCCATAATTATTTCGCAGAAGTTACGCTCATTTTATCTTTTTCTACTGAAGTTCTAACTCTACCTGTTTTAGAAGTTACTTGAGTATCTGAACCTGTCTTCTTTACATCTAAGTTGGGATCGTTTTTATCTACATCTAGCTTAGATGATTCTTTAACTTTTTTATCTTTAAGAGCTTTCTTCATTGGCTCTTTCTTGTTGCCGTCTTTGTCCATGTCTAAGAAGTCTGGTTTAGAACCTTCTTTTAAACGACCGTCTTTTTCAGCACTCTTTAACATGTCGACACGATCTTTATAACCTGCAATACCTGGCTTGATATCCTTAGCGGCTTTCTTTTCACCTGCTGTAGGATTCTTAACGTGCTTCATTGTAGTCTTTTCTTGATGACTAGATTCTTTAAATGCAGGGTTTGTTGGGCCTGGAGTTTGTGGACTCCAACGCTTGCCTTTGTGCGGTCCAGAAACTACGAATGGATATTTGCCATCCTTGCCTTTTGGTGGAGGAGCAGTTGCGCCATCTGCCGGAGATGGAACCATTGTAGCTTCTTTTACTTTTCTGTTGTCAAACTTTTCGCCACCTTCCATACCCCAAGTACCTGACTTAGATTTTTTCTGTGCAGGAGCCTTGGCTTTCTTTTCAGCGGCTGACTGAGATTTAGCATGGCTCTTCTTGCCTTTGCCTGATTTTTCATCGCTATCATCACCACCGTCGTCGTAACTGTCAGGATCTCTTTCGTGCTTGACACCAGTTGATGTCTTAGTTACAGTACCGCCTTTGTGTGTCTTAGCAGTATCTCCAACATTTTTAAGTTCTTCAGTGACATCTTTTTCGTTCTTCTTTTTCATCTTAGCCATTTTTTGTTTGGCTTCGGTTAATTTTTGTGCAAACGCCCTACGAACAGACTCTGAGTAAACATCTGCATTTTCTAATTTTTCACCGTACTCTGAAACTTTCATTTCATATTCCATGAAATGATAAACAGATGCGATGTAATCTGCTGATTTAGTAATTTTAGCTTGTACCCAACCTTCTAGCTCTTGTCCTTCGTGGATCATTTTAAACAGCTTCATGCTGTAGTTTGCTAGTTTGTAAAGGTCGGCACGGGCCATTGCGGCTTCGTGATTTTCTGGTCTGTTCATTAAGTCGTCGTGCATTTGGGAATTCTCCAATATCGTTGTATTTATCGTTTTAAAGCGCCTT